ATTCTTCAGTAAGAAATGGATTCAGAAGAACGTACTAAATATGACTGAAGCAGAAATTGATGATATGCAAGATGAAATAAATAAAGAGTCTGGAATGGATCCAGAGGATGGCGGAGTCGATGTTCCAGATAACACAGATGGTGTTACGAGGTATCCTCAAGTCGATGGGGCTCCTATAGACCCTGATGATCCAGCTGGAACTGGTAACGGAAATGGAGATTATTAATGAGCGTTAACGATTTAGTAGACACATTAGTTAAGGGAAGTCATCTTGAATCAGAAGATGCATTTAAGAGCGCAATGGCTGATAAGGTTGGTGCCGCACTGGAAATCAAACGACAAGAAGTTGCAAACAGTTTTGTTAGGAGTATTCCAGAGGTGGAGGAAAATGCCGAAGAAGTTTGAGCAGGTATACATCCCTGTCTTGGAAAAAGACGAGCATAAAAAATCTAAGGAGTATAATAAGTTATCTCCCAAGATGAAGAACGCCGTTGACGATATTTTCAAGAAAATGGATGATAAACCTTCAGATTTCCTAAATACTTTTGAGAAAACTATTACAATGGTTTCTAAGAAACATAAAGTTCCAGAGAAAAAACTCATGGATTACTTTGAAAAAGAAATACTGGCAATTTAAGGAGAGATTATAATGGCTTTTGCGACTAGAACATTAAGAGATACTGCAATGGGAAGCGTTTCTGGCGCTGTAGGCGGAATAGTGACTATCTTAGTTAACATTGATAATGATACAACTACAACAAATGCTATCCTAGATGCAAGTGGTCTGAGCGGTCATGCAAACGGAGCTAAATTACACATCAAAAGACTTTGGTGGGGGTTAGTACAAGGAAGTGCTGATGATGATACAGGTCATGCTGCAATTATTGAACAGGGTGATTCAGATGTAACATTAATTGACCTTGCTGGAAGTGGACATTATGATGGTTCTGCTGGGTTGATTAAATCCAATGCAACAAATACTGGCGCAACTTCTGGTGATATGGAACTATCTTGTCAAGGTACATCAGGTTTTATAATGATTGAGTTTGTTAAAGATGAAAATTATACTGCATAGCAGGGGTTAGATAACAATGGATACAGTCAAATTAATATCTGAACAATTCTCTGATGAGATAGAATATCTCTGCGAAGAAAAAGAGAATGGTAAGAAAGAATACAAAATAAAGGGTATTTTTATGCAAGCGGATATCAAGAACCGTAATGGTCGAGTGTATCCAATGGAAATACTGCAAAAGGAAGTAAAGAGATACAACAAAGAGTATATTAATGAGAAACGTGCGTTTGGTGAGCTAGGACATCCGGATGGCCCAACGGTAAACCTTGAACGTGCATCGCATATGATTACTGCATTGTATCCCGATGGAAAGAACTTCATCGGTGAAGCAAAGATACTTAAAACACCTATGGGTGAGATTGTGAAAAATCTCATGGACGAAGGTGCAAAATTAGGCGTGTCCTCTAGAGGAATGGGTAGTTTGGATCAGAAGAATGGTGCGAACTACGTTAGAAGTGATTTTTACCTTGCAACTGCAGCTGATATTGTTGCAGATCCTTCCGCACCCAACGCATTTGTTGAAGGGATTATGGAAGGAAAAGAATGGGTTTGGAATCATGGATCACTTGTAGAGGCCGAATTAGTGCGTATGAAAGGTCGAATAGAACAGAAAACTCGATTTAAACACGCAAAAGAGGATGCTTTAGAGTTTGCAAAGTTCCTCAAAATGTTATAATTTATAAATAATCTTAATAAGAATATAAGGAGAAATCCCCATGGCGGATAACGAATTAGATACAACGATTGAGGAACTCGAAGCAGAAGTTCTTGCAGAGCTTGAAGAGGCCAATGGACAGGATGCTCCGAAGAAAAGTGGAGCTCCTGCTGACAAAATGGACAAAGTAGATGGCGAAGTCCAAGACACAGGTAAAGCAGTAGTTGACCCAGAACAAAAAGATGCTCCGGTCAAGAAGGTCGTAGCAAAAGCAAAAGAAGTAGGTGGTGAGAAATCACAGAAGGGTGAAGGAAAACCTGAGAAGATGCAAAAACTTGCTGCTGGTGATGAAGTAGATCACGATGGCGAAGTTATTGCAGAAAAGGAAGTTGCTGAAAAGAAATTGACTAAAGCAGAAATGTCTGAAACAATTTCTAAAGGATTGGGCAAGATGAACAAGGCTCAATTAGAAAAACTTTATGCTTCTATGCACAGCGATGAAGAAGAAGACGAAGACGAAGATGAAATGGATGAAGTCCGAAAGGAAGCCATTGAAAATCGAGTTAAGGAAATAGACGTTGCAGAACATGTTGAAGCACTCGTAAATGGCGAAGGTGACTTATCCGAAGAATTTAAACGTAAGGCTGCAACAGTGTTTGAAGCTGCGGTTAAATCGAAGATTCGTACCGAGCTCGAAAGACTCGAAAGCGAATACGAAGTACAACTGAAAGAAAATGTACAATCAGCAACAAATGAGATGACTGATAAAGTCGATACATATCTCAATTATGTTACTGATGAATGGATGAAGGAAAATGAACTCGCAATCGAACGTGGATTAAAAGGTGAGATTGCAGAGGATTTCATTTCTGGTTTGAAACAACTATTTGAAGATCACTACATTGATATTCCAGACGACAAATATGATGTGTTAGAAGCACAGTCTGAAAAGATTTCTGAACTAGAAAGCAAACTCAGTGAAACAATCGAAAAGAATGTATCATTGAAAGACGGTAATGCTAAACTAGTTAGGGAACAAGTCATCTCTGAGGTTTACGAAGGTTTGGCTGATACAGAAATTGAAAAGTTTAAGTCTCTGACGGATGATGTGGAATACACTGACGAAGAAGCTTTCCGTGAAAAGTTAGATACTTTGAAAGAAAGTTATTTTCCAAAAACATCAATGGAAACGACTGAAATTAACGATGATGTAGAAACTGGCACCGCACAGGACATTGATCTAACTCCATCTATGGATGCGTATATGTCTGCCATAGGTAGAACGGTCAAATAGTGCAAAAAAGTTAATTTATAAATAAACGTAGAAAAATAATAAGGAGAAACAAACATGTTTCAAACAGAACATCTACAAGAAAAGTGGCAGCCAGTCCTCCAACATCCCGATCTTCCTGAGATTACGGATAGTTATAAGCGGGCAGTCACTACAGTAATTCTTGAGAACCAAGAAAAGGCTCTCAGAGAAGATCGTGCGTTCCTTAGTGAAGCCGCACCAACTAACTCAACCGGCGGTTCAGTTGATAACTGGGATCCAATCCTAATATCACTTGTCCGTCGTTCAATGCCGAACCTAATCGCATATGATATATGCGGTGTTCAGCCAATGACAGGGCCCGTTGGTCTTATCTTTGCAATGCGTTCACGTTTCAGTTCTCAAACTGGTGCAGAAGCGCTTGCAGACGAAGCGATGCCTGACATCTCTAACCAGAATAAAGCTGGTACTATCGGTGGTGGTGATGTCGGTGCAACCGAAACTAACCCTGCTGTTCTTAACGATAGTCCTTCTGCTGGAACATACACCAGTGCAACAGGTCAGACTACTGCTCAAGGTGAGGCATTAGGTGACAATTCAAGCACTAACGTATTTGCAGAAATGGCGTTCAGCATTGAGAAGCATACGGTTACTGCGGTAACACGTGCCCTCAAAGCAGAATATTCGATGGAACTTGCACAAGACCTTAAAGCAATTCATGGTCTTGACGCAGAAACAGAACTTGCGAATATTCTATCTGCTGAAATTCTTGCAGAAATTAACCGAGAAGTTGTCCGTAACATTTATGTATCTGCGGTTAAGGGTGCGGCGGTTAATACAACTACTGCTGGTATCTTCGACTTGGATACAGACTCTAACGGTCGATGGTCGGTTGAGAAATTTAAAGGACTCCTCTTTCAACTTGAGAGAGATGCTAATGCAGTCGGTCAACAGACTCGTAGAGGAAAGGGTAACATTGTTCTTTGTTCTGCCGATGTTGCATCTGCATTGCAGATGTCTGGTGTACTTGATTACACTCCTGCTCTTGCAAATAACCTAAACGTAGATGACACAACTACAACTTTTGCTGGTGTTCTTAACGGACGCTACAAAGTTTATATTGATCCCTACGCTGCAAACGTAGCTGCTTCACAGTACTATGTTGTAGGTTATAAAGGTACTTCGCCGTATGATGCTGGAATGTTCTACTGCCCGTATGTCCCATTGCAAATGGTTCGTGCAGTTGGAGAACACACTTTCCAACCGAAGATTGGCTTCAAGACCCGATATGGTATTGCTGCTAATCCTTTCCATACTGGTACAGTTGCTGCATCTGCTGAAGGTGCAATCTCGATTTCGAGTGCAACTAACAAGTACTACAGGAAAGTTAAAGTTACAAACCTTATGTAATAATAAGAGTTGGTTATAACCAACCGCCTTGATGTAAAAGGGGAACATTTTGTTCCCCTTTTTTTTCTAAAAGGAGAAGTAGTATGTCTTGGGAAAAACCTGAATATAAAGACATCCGTTTTGGATTTGAAGTTACTATGTACATTATGAATCGATAAATTCACAGGGGGTCGCAAGACCCCTTTTTTATTATTATAAATAGTATTATGGCTATTTCAACATCACCGATATCTCGGCAGCCAGATAAACTAGATTATCT